GTTGAAGCTGATGGTCAAATGGATGAAGTTGACGATGGCTATGTTTTAGGAAGTGCTGGTCAAGTAGTTGAACCCCCTAAAATTTATTCAAATTTTCTTAATAATACTCGCGATAAAGTTTATAACTCTTTCGTGAGTGCAAAAAATAACGTAACCTCCCCTTTCAAAACTGTCTTTAGAGCTAGTTCTCGTTTAAATTCTATGATGGATGGTGTTGATGATACTATGAGTACACTTAAAAACTGTGCTAATAGTATTGTTGAATACTTAACATCTAAATTTGAATGGATTAGTCATACAGGCAGTATTTTTTCTGCTATTTTACATTTATTGCAATGCTTTATAAATCCTACTTTAAGTACTGCAATTATATCAATAACTGGAATAATAGTTTCTTTAGGCCTTTTGTCTATAGAACATACAACTGAAATAATTTCTTTTATAACTTCAAAACTGAGACGAACATCTACGGAAGAACCTCATACAGTAGCTTCAGGATCAGGACATTGCGAACATACCGAATGCAATTCATGCAAAAAATCATATTGTGAACCACAATGTGGACTTTGCTCAGACTTGCGCCCTCTATTCGATATTAGCACTTGTTCTACCCTGGGTGGATTGGTCATCGGAGCAATCAGTGCTGGTCTTGGTTTGAAGGGTATGCCCTCTGGAATTGGTTTATGTGCTGGTCTATTCAAAGTTAGCTCAACTTTTTGGATGTCTGTAACACATTCGGTTAGATTTCTTAAAGATTTCATAACTTTATGTGTTAGAGCATTTAAAAGGTTGGGTTTTGAATCACCAGCCACAATGGAAGCAATGACATTAACTAATGATAGAGAAGGTGTGAAAGAATTTGTTGAAGAAGCTCAAAGAATGTTAGATCAGAGAAATAGAGTTCCTATAACACAAAATGTCAATTTTAAACGACGTTTTTGGTTTTGCGTTGCTAAAGCGCATCATTTGCAAACAAGATTAATTGTTCGCAGTCAACCAGAAACTCGTGCAATATTGGCATTGTGTGATAAAGTAATAAAATTATCTAATGAACTAGCAATTCAAGCGACAAATTGTCCCGTACGCTATGAACCTTATGTTCTTGCACTTATTGGGGATAGTAAAGTAGGAAAATCATTTTTGTTAAATTCAATATTACCTGATTTATTAGCTGATAAAGGAGAAATTGTAAATGGAGAATTAGTGGGTGATGAAGGATATTCATTTGAATCATTCGAAGCACCAGTTTTTACCCGAACTGCTGGTGTAGAATTTTGGAATGGATATAGCAATCAACCTGCCATTTTATATGATGACTTTTTAGCTTCTACAGACCCAACTTTGTGTGCACGTCAAGTAATTGAAATGTACAATTTAAAATCAAG